GGGAACGACACGCGCTTCTTAAGTGTTCCATTGACATAGATATCCATAATCTGATTCTCTAACCGAATAGCTACGTGGATCCATTTCTTGAATGGAATGTCGGGAATAGTTATTTCTGATGCGGCACCAGAAACGTCGTCCATCAAAACCACGAGAGAACAGGTGGATACTGTGCTGTTGGTTCCAACCTTATCTTGTTTCAAATAAACGCCGGGCGCATTATTACCCGCCGCCGCCACCGCATTCGCGGTAGCAGGTTTATTTAGTCCCTTGTTAAATACGTGTTTTCTAGTGGTATCGGCGGCATCAGCAAACTCTTCATTGACGTTCAGCCAAACGGACCAAGTATATTCCATGCCGGTCGCCTGATTGTTCGACCTGAAAATGGTAACAGATTCAGGATTCTGTGGGTCCTGTGTAATCTGCTTTGCTTCACCGCCACTCTTTATTCCCTTAATCAGATATGGACTCGTCGTAGGTTGAAAGAAATAACTGAGTAAATATATCCCTAAATTCATGAGAATCATAAATACAATAAGAACAAGCACGATGAATACAAATTTGGCAATGAGCGTATTGGTTTGTAAAAATTCATTACTCGAACCGACCAAATCTTTCGAAGCAAAATCCTGAACCGAGCCACTGATCGCACCACGAACGTCGCCTAGCGAACTAGATACATTTCCGATCGAACTCGCTATTCCTTCTTGTATTTGTGGAAGCTGTTGCGCTATTGGAACATTCAAGTTCATCCTATATAATAGCATAGGATAAATTTATTAGACCGATGAAGATTTCCAATCGGCAGTCCGTTTGGAAACTTATTGGTCATTGACCACGAAGAATGCGAATCTGCAGGGCGGTGTAAATTCTTCGATGGTCTAAAACAAACTGAGAGAGGACGAAACAGCATTGTCCTTCAATATTGACATATTGACATTGTAATTGCCAACTGCGCTCGAAAGGCTCGATCCCGGATTGCCGCTTGCATACATATTCCACACGTCTTGAGGGCCAACCGCCTTTGTGGTGCGCTTGAATTGGGCGATATACGTATCATGTCCAGAGCCGAATTTAAGCTCGGCATCCTGGGTCAGGGTAATGTCGTCGGAATTAACTTTCACCGATTTAACCAGCTTGCCATCTAAATAATAATCGACGACGTTTGACCCAGAGTCAATGACAACGGTAATGAACACCCACTTTTGAATAGGGAAATCGTTCGTTATATCCACAATCTTATCATTGGTGGCTGACGTGTTTCCTCCATCTGCTCCCATGGCGGCTTTACCAGTATTCGCGGCAGCCGGATTAATCATACACCTCAATTTCGCAGTCGATTTATCCAAGAATAAAACAACGTCCTTATCACGACCGAATATCATCTTATTCTTAGTCCCATCCCAAGCATTCATATAGACCCAAACGCTATATGTGCGAGAAGCGCTAGCGGTCAGATTTGCGTTGGGAAATGCCGCTAATCCATCCATAAGGTTCTTATTATCAACAAGTGTGCTCGATCCAGAGAAGAAACTGCTGAACAGCGACATTAATATAATTACTACTAAAATTACACCAAGTACTATAACTAAAGGATTCATGTCCGTACTATATAAAATACTATAGATTATTTATCGGCGGATTACGGCCATTTAATAGATTGAATGCCGAGGTTATTTCGCGAATAGTCAATGGCTCATTATAGAATGCGACGTTACAAATAGCACCATATACGCCCGAATCGGCGCCGGTTATAAATTGATCTGTTGATTGATTGTATTCGGGCGTTTTTTCGGGCGTGAAAGACCTTTCTAAATTTCCATCCACAAACATATCGATTGCATCGCCATTGTAGTTAAACACGAAATTATGCCATTTCTGACTGGATAGTTGGATTTCGGTATCTAGTCCCGTCGCGAATGTAATCAGGTAAGTGTATTTGCGATGATTGCTATATTCGTTTTCTGCACCTTTGAATTGGATCTTGGGTTTCCAACTGCCTTCGCTTCCATACGAGAAAATATTCACGTTTCTATCAGATACGTTGGTTCGTTGATTCACATATGTCCATAGTGATATGCCGTATCGGCCGTCACCTTTCATCTGTGGTAGCAAGTCATCTGTTTTTTTCTCGACATTTTTGAACACATATTTAGAATCAAGGAAAATTGTGTCTTTCACAATAGGTATTCCGCCTAAATTCATCGTAAGTTTTGGTATGTAAGAAATCGCAACAAATATCGAAATAAGAATCAGTTCAATCGCGAACAATATATATACGACAGGCGGCGTCAAACTGTATTCGCTCTTTATGTATTCGATGAAATCGTTCATCATACACGGAATGAAAAAGATAAGATTTATAATAAATCCAAATATGCTGTCGTCATTTCCAATGGCGCGTTCTATGCCTCTGTATATGATGGTCAATCCAAATAATGCGCCAAGAATGCCAATAGGGTACGTTGCGTATTTGAATGCTTGTAATCGAATGTCAGATCCGGCGTTATTGAACTGATAAATTATAGAGAAAAACAGAGCAAATACAGATATGCTAGCAATTATAGTTGCTATACTATACGTATCCTTTATCGAATATAAAATAGACGCTGTCATTGCCGCCATTGCCATGAATACGAAAAAATACGCCAGCGTGTCGTCGATTGTATCGGAATGGAGTATGGATTGAATGACGATTATCAATAATACGTTGAAGACGAATAACTGTATTGGACCAAATAACGAGAGCGCCGGGGCCATAGTTATAATAGATAGACATTATAATTATAGATTTTCGATCGCGGTTTTTTTGCCGTGGCAGTCACGACAGAGTGCGATCAGATTATCTACGTGATTGCTGCCGCCGTGTTCCAACCGAACTGTATGATCGACCTCAAACCACGCCGGCAACTGTTTATTACAATCGCCACAATGCCAATTCTGGCGAGCTGCAACAAATTTCTTTTTGGTTTCGCTTACGGAGCGCTTCGTCGATTTTCCCCCAGAGTTGAGTATGCGTGTCTCGTACTGCGGATTCGGTTGAGACCCACGAGAACCTGTGCCAGCGAAATCCTGCTTTGATGTGAAATCTAATATAGGCGACAAAATACTAGCAGCATTTTTGTCAACGGGTAAATATTTTATATATTCATTCGACGCAACCAACATACTCTGCGCCTGAACCGGATTCTTGCGCATCAACCAACATAACATATATCCGAACAGCGCTACTCCGGCCATCTGATAATATTTTTTCCACGAAAGAACCGTGTTCAGATATTTACCTTCGGTGTATATATTACCAATAACAAATGCGGTTATTAACAATATTAAAAATTCGAACCGCATCCTATATAATTATGAGTATAAATAAATCAAAATGATACACATAAGTATTATAGCGGCATATAGATAATATTTTGGGATACCAAGTGTGGTGCTTAGCACGAATGGTCGCGGTTTATACTGCGCGAAATATACGTCGATCGACTCAAGGAGAGACATCTCGTCCTTGCCTAAAAGGACATTTACTTTATTGTGAATGAAATGAACCCATCGGACGAACGATTCCCGGCTGCCCAAATATGGACTAACTGGGTATTTATCCAATAGATTACTAAATCTATCTCCTATATCCGAATCCGGTATGAACAGCGGCATGTTCTGGATAGTGTCATAATACTTGCGCTTTGTAACTTCGTTCGGACTCGTCGGATAGGAATGGGCAATCGTATGTAGGAAAAACCAGAAATGAGGCCCCCAAACAATTGGGTCAAAATTCATAATAAACTATATAAAACTGTGCGATTATATATAACAGAAAAAAACATGAATCGCATTATAAACTGTAATAATTGTGGTAAAACCGGGCATCTATTTCACCAATGTAAAACACCTATTACTAGTATCGGGATGATCGCATTTCGTTATAATACAGAGCATCGTTTGGAGTATCTGCTAATCCGTAGACGAGAAACCTTGGGATATATCGATTTTATTAGAGGAAAATATCAAATACAAAACAAAAGTTACATAGCAAATATGATACGTCAGATGACGATCGATGAAAAGTCTAGACTAATAAACAATGATTTTTCTACCCTTTGGACTGCATTATGGGGTGATGGACATGTAAACCACAAATACAAAACGGAGGAGATGATATCACGTGACAAATTTGAATTGCTGAAGATCGGAATAGTAACCAAAAACGAATTTTTCTCTATAAAATCAATTATCGATGAAGTTGATAAAAACGAAACTTGGGTAGAACCTGAGTGGGGATTTCCCAAAGGACGCAGGAATAACCAAGAGAAGGATTTCGATTGTGCTATCCGCGAATTCTGCGAAGAGTCGGGATATTCATGCGATACGCTGAAACATATACAGAACGTGGCTCCATTCGAAGAGACGTTTACAGGTTCGAATTACACGTCATATAAACACAAGTATTTTTTGGTCTATATGAATTTCGAAGATACCGTAAATGTCGACAATTACCAAAGGTCGGAGGTGAGCAAAATGGAATGGGTTCCCATCGAGCAATGCTTGGAAATGATACGACCCTATAATTTAGAAAAAATCCGAATTATTACGAATGTAGATAAGTGTCTTAAAAAATATAGAATATACCAATTGTAAATATATAATCGTATACTATAGATGCCGGGTACCAGTACCAAAATAAAGATAGACACTATAGACGAATTAAAACGGCTCGAAGATCCGTCGATTCGGTATATGCCGGAAAGTATGAGAGCGCAGATATCAGACGACGACTTTGAAACAAAATATCAAGGTCTTGGTATTACAATCAAGGTTCTGAGTGACGTAGAATGGAAGAAGTTTTTGAAAGAAGGCGAACCAAAGACGAAAAAGCGTGACACAAAAAAAGCGGCTCCAATTGAAAATAAAGACGAGGATGGCGCACCGGTATATGCCGATCAATTTAAAAAATATAGTCAATTACATTGGAGAGATCCAGACACAAACCCTCCAGACCGTCTTTATCCTCCGATAACCATCCCAATGGACATGCGAAAGAAGCACGGCAAAGTTATGAAAATGGATTTTTATGAATATTTGAAGTGGAAGGGGATATACGAGAGCGACTACGTAGAGAAAGCTAAGAAGGAGGGCGACGGTCCGATTACCGTGCTCGGCCTCAAACCCGAATCCGCTCCCGAGGAAGCGGAACCTACTACAGAACTACAGAAGTCGTATAAACGCGAACCGAAAATTAAACTAAAAATAAAGATAACCGGCAAACGTCCAGACGAAGAAACGGAAGCACGCGGATCAGACGACAAACCAGAACAATGGACGGGATATGATTTTTTGTATCCTGAATTGGATGATCCAGACTTTAACATTAAAATAGCCAAGCGCAAAGAATTCCATGATACCCAATACGACGGTAATAACAAATATGATATCGAAACACGCGCAAATGAATTATGTAAAGCCGATTTCGAACTGAGCCCGCACCAACAATTTGTAAAAAACTTCTTATCTACGAGAACGCCATATAATAGCCTGCTCTTGTATCATGGACTGGGGACCGGTAAAACGTGCTCGGCAATTGGAGTCGCGGAAGAAATGCGCGAATATATGAAACAGATAGGGCAACGGAAGCCGATTATGATCATCGCCATGCCGAACGTTCAGGACAACTTCCGATTACAGTTATTTGATCCTAGAAAATTGGAATTTAATGACGGGATATGGACCATCGAATCGTGTATCGGAAATAGTCTGCTACGCGAAATCAATCCAACCGGTGTGAAAGGTAAAGCGGACGATCGGGAGAACATCGTCGAACAAATAAACCACATTATAAATCAATACTATGTATTTATGGGATACACGTCATTTGCCAACTATATGAGTTCAGTTATTGATGCGAAAGGCGCATCAGAAGAAAAAATAAATCGCGACATTAAAAATGTATTCGACAATCGACTCGTTATTATCGATGAAGCTCATAATATTCGAATAACCAACGAGAACAAAAACCGCAAAGCTGCCGAATTACTGATGGAAGTAGCAAAGCGCGCGGACAGTATGAGATTGTTACTGCTGTCTGCTACTCCAGTCTACAACACGCCCGAAGAAATCATATGGATGGTAAATTTAATGAACCAAAACGACAAACGCGGTCGTATCGAAATAATAGACGTATTCAAATCCGATGGAAGTTTCAAGGAGGGTGGACGAGAACTGCTGAAGCGGAAATTAACTGGATATATATCCTATGTCAGAGGCGAGAACCCATACACATTCCCATATAGAATATATCCGGAAAATCGCCCTCTATCCGAATATCCGACGAAGCAAATGAACGGGAAGAAGATTGAGTCAACTGATCACAAGATTCCTATATTTATCAATAAGATAGGCGAATATCAAGAGAAGGGGTATCGAGTCGTTATCGAAGACCTGAAGAACCAAGCGTCAGATCAATTTGAGGATATGGATACATTCAAATATACACTATTGATGGCACCAATCGAATCGCTCAACATTGTATACCCCTATGACGAGGCGGACGACCCATCTGATATTGCGCAAACTATAACCGGCAAATCAGGACTATCTCGGGTCATGTCGTATAAAGAGACCTCTAGCGCCAGATTCAACTTCCAGTATAAAAATCCCGGTATTCGAATTTTCAGCAAAGATGAATTACCGAAATATAGCTCGAAAATGGCTAAGATATGTGACATTATTAGAGAGTCTAAAAAGGGAATTATATTGATATACTCTCAATACATCGACGGCGGGTCCGTTCCGATGGCACTTGCGCTCGAGGAAATGGGATTCTCGAGGTTTGGCAGCGAGAAACAAACGAAATCACTATTCGCTAAGCCGCCAACTGAGCCGCTGATATTAGATACAGGCGGGGTCGCAAGATATGTTATGATAACGGGCGATAAACTATTCTCGCCGAACAACGATGAAGACATTAAAGCATTAAACAGTATAGAAAACGCAGAAGGAAATAAAATCAAGGTGGTTCTCATTTCAAAAGCGGCGGGCGAAGGAATTGATTTCAAAAACATACGCCAAGTCCATATATTGGAACCATGGTATAACATGAATCGTATAGAACAAATTATAGGACGTGGTGTCCGAAACAAGAGTCACTGCGCGCTACCATTCAAAGAGAGAACTGTCGAGATCTTTCTACATGCGACATCGCTAACCGATTCAACGGAAGAGTCCGCTGACATGTATATGTATCGGTTAGCCGAAAAGAAGGCAGGCGAAATCGGTCAAGTGACACGTCTTCTCAAGGAAACCGCGGTGG